GCTTTATTTCGTGCGTGTGCGATTTTCGCGCGTGCGCGATTTTGCTCGGGTGTTTGCTTATTAATTTTTGCTTTTTTCTGTCTTTCCTCTTTTATTTCTTTTGCTTTCTTTTCGTCTTTGGCGGATAGCCATTTGTCGTACGCCTTTGGCGGTTTCTGTTTTTTTCCATTAATGACTACGTAGTCATTATCTTTTAGGTGGTGGCCATATTTTTCCCACCATGTTTTTCCCAAGTTGTCGCTCATCCATGCTCTGGGTTGTTGTAGCGGGATGAGTTCCCCCGTTTCTTCGTCTGTTCTGACGTATTGTTGTTTGGAGCGGAGTTTCTTGGTTACGTAGCTCGCTGTATAGCTTGCGGTTGTGTAGTTCACTGCTCCGACGCTTACTCGCCCTAACCCCCATGATTTTTCCAGTTGAGGTGTAGTCCATAGCCGCGTTGGTGTTTCTCGGATGATGATGCGGTTTTCAATGTACGGCCAGCCGAACACGATCGCGTGATAGTGGGGTCGCATGGTGTGATCTCCGTATTCCCCGACACTGTAGTGTCGGATTTTGATTCCGTGTTCTCTCCAGAGTCGTTGTCGTTCTCTTTTCCAGAAGAGGTGCAGGTCTTCATATTGGAGGCTGCTGTATTGCGGTAGGTTGTCGTCTGAGTACGTGAGCGTCAGGAATGCATTGTACTCGTGCATGAGCGATTCGTGATGTAGCTTTACCGCTGTTTGTCTTGCGTATTCTTCTCTGCATAAGATGCAGTTCCCGCAGGGTACTTCGATTTCTTGGTATCCGATGCTGTCTCCTGCTTCGGGTCTTTTAAAGCGGAGGCGCCCTCCGGCGCCCCGCTGCCATGCGCGGTTTGGCTTTTCGCAAGCCATTACAGGCGGATGCCTCCCCGCATGTTTCTGCTAGGGCCGTTAATGGCCCGGTGTTGCTTGCTGTGGTTGTTGAATTTCTTCGCGTGTGATCGTGCGCTTACGTTCTTTCGTGCCATTTCAATACTCCTGTTTCATAGAAAAGGGGACTTGTACAGTCCCCTTATAGCAGCCTTCCGGGCTGCGGGTGGACCATCTCTATCTTGATATAGATGGTCCCATTGACACAGGTTGTTTGTGTCAGTTGCTGCCTCGTGCAGCTTTAAGGGCTTCTTCGATGGCCCTTATGTTGGAGATTTCCTTTCCAAGCTTCCCTCGATGCCTTGACCGATATAGCGCTAGTTGTGGCTCAGGCTGTGCCCGAAGTCCGCTCAGGCGGCTCTGTGCTGCGTGTAGCAGTTCATTGAGCTTGTGGATCTCGTCCTGCTTCGGGTGAGCTCGGCCGAATGTCTCTTCGAATGTAGCTGGAGCAGTCCCCGAGGAATTCTTTGCTTTCGGTGATGCGACCAGTTGTTTCGTCGATTTCCCCGAGGCGGTGGAGCTCGAAGTGGTGCGGCGCTTGGACGATGGCATGTTTACTTTCTCCGTTTACGGTTTCTGCGAGGCTGGCGGCGGCTTGCTGGTCGGAGTTTGCGAAGAACGGCGGTTGTATGAACCAATCGACCATTCTGTCGCGGATTGCGTAGATTTTCATTTTGTTTCTAGCTTGGGTGCCGGAGGGATTTCCGGGTTTCTCGGTGCGATCATATCTCCGAATTCTTTATCGTTCAATTGCAGTATGTCGCTCTTGGATAAGCTTTTCAGGTGTTGGGGTAGGCGGTTGTGCCTTTCAATATATGTGCGTTCGGTGTCGATACGCCGTTGTAGGTCTGCCGGTTGTGAGTTGATTAGTTCTGCGACTGTCATGTCTCGGAGTCCTGGAGGCAGCGCGGCTTGGTGTGCGCTGATATTTTTTCCCAGTTCGATCATGTCTCGGAGGTTGTCCGGGATCTCGCTGAAGTCGCCGTAAATCGGCGGCTTCGGTGATCCGGGTGCATTACCGTGTATTGCGTGGTTTCTCATGATCACGTTGATATCTGTGCTTGGAGCTCCGCTCTGGTCGGTTTTCGTTGTGCCGACGTTGACGGTTTTCGAGAGTTGTTTGTTTTTTTGGTAGTTGCTCATGTGTGCCTCGTTAGTGAAGGATGAATTTAAGCCATTGTGCGATGGACATTGTTGCTTTGGCGGCGGGTGATGCTGCTCCTACGGTGTCGAACCATTTCGCCATAGCTTCTGCTTCTGGGATTCGTAGGCGTGCGAGGATGTTTTGTAGTTCTTGGTAGCTAACTTCCTTGTCTTTTATTGCAGCGATGGAGCGAGCGCTGCTGATTGTGCTGCCAGCAGTTTCTTCGAGGATTCGTTCTTCAATTCTGCGAATACGACTGTCAGTAGATGCCGTGTCTGATTTGGCTCTTGCGGTGTTAGCTTCTGCTCGAAGTTTTTCCATATCTGCTTCGAAAGCGCCTCCCTCTCCGCTTGTACCTGCGGAGCGTCCGTATTTGTTCGCGGTGATTTTGTTAGCCATGAGGGCTTCTTGCCAGCGTTCTTGCGTGAGTAGTGTTTCTGCATTTGTTTTTTCCGTATTGGCTTTGACGTTTTGCACTTGTGTTGCTGTTGCGTAGTTAGCGATAGCTCTGCTTCCGATGTGAGACATGTCTGGAGCTTGGCCCATTGCTCCGGATGGTGTTGAGGCTCCGCCCTGGCTGTAGGCCAGCATTGGGTTGAGTCCGCTTTTTTTCATGTCCTCGATGCCGCGTTGATAGCTGGTGTTGGACATTCGTTCTTGGAACGCCATTTGTTCTCTTGCAAGTTTTTGAGATTTTTTCGCACTGTTGCTTCCTCCGATGAGATCGCCTGCGATTCCTGCCGCTGCAGTGAGTGCAGGTATGACCCAGGGCCACATTATAGTTTCTTGATGCCCGGCACACTGTAGGCCGGCATCATCCTCGTTACGATGTTGTCGTGGCGGATGTCCATGATGCACTGTGCCGACCATTGTTCGCTTGGTGCGGTCGCAAGTGATCTTGCGAGTGTTTCTTGGGTTTTGTCTGTGATGAATGATGCGTTGAGGGCGGGTTCGCTTCCGAATTCTTCTGCGTAGTGCCACCAGTCAAGCGGTTGCGGTGCGGTGCTTCGAAGTACTCCGGTTATTTCGTTCGGCGTGTAACGGTAAGGTGCTCCGAATTCTTGGTATCCCCATGTTGCGGCCGTGGGTACGGTGTTCGTTGGGAGATAGATTTCTTTTGTTAGTACTGCTTGTTCTCCAAGGTTTGCGAATACCGGGTCGTATATTTCGAGTCTTGTGCTTCGGAGCCAGTGTTTTCTGAGTCCTTGTTGGTAGGTTGGTGTTGCTCTTAGAAGGGCAAGTCCGATGATGTATCCATGTTCGTGAGCAGCATGTGTAAATGTTCTTCTCGATGACGCTGCATGCATTTCAGCGCCAAGATTTCCAACCGCTGAAGGATCCAATCCCGGCTCGGCGTCATACGCCGCCGTCTGAGCGATTGGATTAACAGTAATTGGTGTTCGACTTCCTCCAAGGTAGACAGGACGGTTCGCGGTGTAATCTGGAAGAATGACCCCCCAGTGTGTGAGTAGATTCTCTACATATCGACTTCCTCCTCGTGCGTCGAGCTCAAGCAGTTGTTGTGTGGTGAATGCCAGTCGTAGCGCGTTGATTGTGCTGCTGGTCGCGGCGCTGAGGTCTGTGACTGCTCCGATGTTGGTTCCCACTTTGAACCCGAACGCTGTATCTGCGCCTGCGACGGTTGAGGTGATGTCTGCGGCGGCCGAAACACGTTGAGTGAAGTCGCTTCCTCCCGCTGCCATGGTGAATGTTGGCGTTTGGAGGTTTCCGAGCATGTTTCCGCCGACGATTGGCGCATACGTTCCGAGCGGTATAGTTACCGCTGTTCCCTTTTGTGCGAATGGTAATGAGCTCGTGAAATAGTCATGTCGTTTGTTTGCTCGTAGGCATTCTTGTTCCCACAGTGTGCTCGTGCTTGTTTCGAGGTGTATTGCGTTGCTGTAGTCCAGTGTCCATGTGGTCGGCCAGGTCCAGGGCTCTTGAAGGTTTTGGTCCCTGAACCATTCATTGAAGATTGTGAAGTAGGCCCAGATTGGGTAGACGTTCAGTGGAACGTTTGTTGAGTAGACTTGTGGCGGGATGCCCATGTGATCGAAGACGCCTCCAAGCTTAACTTCTCGTGCTGAGGCCGTGAGCGTCGGTGCGATTGTTGGGATGACGGAGCTGGCGTCTACGCCTGTTATGAAGGCTTCCCACTTACTCATTCCCTTGTGCGTGCTGGGTGCGCTTGTGATTCTGTTCGGTACCCAGAAGTAGAATGTTTCGAGGTCTAGGTCGTCCACTACAGGTGCGATGGGTGTGGCGAGTCTTGCCATGATTGACTCGTGGTGTTGCCACACGTCACCGGGTAGTATTTCTTCGACCATGATGGGGATGAGTTCAGATGCATTGAATGCTTGCTTGCGCGTTTGAGGCATTCTGAATTTGCTTCTTTGGATTTCTGTTTTTGGGATTTGCGCGAAGCTGTGCTGTCGTGCTGTTTCGTTTCTTTTCATGTGATTCTCCTGTTATTTCCCGCGCAGCGGGATGCCGTGCGAGCGTAGCGGAGCCCCGGCTAGGGTACTCTCAGTTTTGTATTATATCGTTTTGTTTCGAGCTTTATTTCGTGCGTGTGCGATTTTCGCGCGTGCGCGATTTTGCTCGGGTGTTT